ATGGCCACTGCTAAAATCTACTTAGACACACGAAGAGAGAAAAAGGACGGACAGTATCCCATAAAGATAACCATCCGGCATAAAGGGAAATTTCTTCTTTCTACGGGATTCGATACTATCCTCAATAATTGGAACGGGAGCGAATATACGAATAAAGAGCCTAATTACAAAGCTAAAAATGCTTCTATACGAAACATTATTAGTAAGATTGAAAATGAAATATTCCGGCTTGATATGGATGGCAAGTTAAATAGTACATCTGATCAGGCGTTAAAGAGTTTACTTGAAAAATGTCTGCCTAAATCATCTCCTGAGAAGGTAAAGAGGTTTGTTGATTACATGAATGATTTTATGGAGTTGAAGGAGAAGGAAGGTACAAAGAAGGTATATGTAGCGACCAGGAATAGACTACTCCGGTATGATCCTGATTGTACCTTTGAGACGATGGATGTTGCTTGGTTAATGAGGTTCGAAAAATGGATGAAGGAAGAAGGGTTAAAAGTAAATGCGGTAGGAATTAATATGCGGAGTATTAGGGCTGTTTTTAACTATGCAATTGATGAAGAGATTACAAGCTTGTATCCTTTCAGGAAATACAAAATAAAGAAAGAGGAAACCCCTAAAAGAAGTCTTTCTGCCGAACAGGTTGTATTGCTTCGTGATTACGCCTGTGAGTCGCATCAAGAGCGTTATAGAGACATGTTTATTCTTATGATATACTTGATTGGAATAAACGGGATTGATTTGTTTTCTTTAAAGGGTGTGGTTGACGGGCGTATTGAATATCACAGGGCCAAGACTGGTAAATTTTACTCTATTAAGTTGGAGCCGGAAGCCATTGAAATAATAGAAAGGTATAAGGGCCAAGACTGGCTGCTAAATGTTTTGGATACGTATAGGAATTATGCCGATTTTTTGCACCGCATGGATGTTGGTTTAAAACAGATCGGGCCGGTGATCCGTAAAGGGCTGGGAGGGAAGAAAGAGCGCTCTCCTTTGTTTCCTGAAATATCAAGTTATTGGGCCCGCCATACTTGGGCTACTGTCGCAGCCAGCCTTGACATACCCAAAGAAACAATATCGGCAGCACTGGGGCATGAAATAGGTTCAGAAGTAACATCAATTTATATTAAGTTTGATCGGAAGAAGATTGATGAGGCTAATCGGAAAGTGATTGATTATCTTAATAGCATTCATCTTTAAATAAAGCCCCGGACTGACTGGGTTCCGGGGCTGAACTCAAACTCAACCTCTTCAAAATATTTGCCCGAATCTGCATAATGTTCTTTCATTCCTTCGTAGGCATCATGAAAGTCTGATATTGTTTCATCGATAGACATCCCTGTACCTATAATTCCATAGGAAAGGTTATTATCGTCGGGCATATAAGCACTATAATTTCCATCTGATGCTCTTTCTATAAATACTCTAACTTTTTTCATCTTTATCTGGTAGTTAGCATAGAGATTGTCAAACATCCGAATTATAGATTCTAAAAATATAGAATTCGGATGTATTCATAACGATTGTTTTAAGGCCTGTTCCCGGCGTTTACAGATTCTTGATCCATTTCTTGCCGGCAGGGGTTATAGTGTATATGTACACGCCTAGTGCTATCGCTACTACTACCCCCATAAAGAATAATCCTGCATTCATAATTTATTATTTTAAAATGTTATTACCTATAAGAGCTAATAAGAATGTGGCAAGGATTCCAAATATAATCATTATCGCAATCTGCCAACTAATTACCCCGTTAAAGAATGATATCATCCCTCCTACGAATAGCCCAACAAATATCAATTGAGAAAGGTTGAAAAAATACTTGCCTAAGGTCTCTTTCCTTGTCTTGTCTTTCTCCTTCCGTTCTTTCTTGGCTTCTTGTTGCTCGCTCCAATTTCCCATACGCTTATTATTTTTGCCACCGCATCCCGATATGATTATCAGCAAAGATACTAACCGCAGGGGATAGCGGTGAATAATCTGCAATAATAGGGATTTAAAACGGAAAATGCAAGCATGTTGGCGCTTTCTTTATTTGCCGGATTAATAATTATATTAGTTTATTTGTCTGCCATATTCTTTTTATAGAAGAGTTGTCCTACCCGATCTATATGATCTCCAATAGGAGTGCCTCTTTTCTCCATATAATTTAAAATATCAACTTTATATAATAGTTCCAGATCTTCTATCTTTATATTGATATCCATAATAGTATTAAAAGTTAATCCTTCGCCTATTAAGGCCAAATCTATATCCGACCCTTCCGAATAGTTCCCTTTGGCTCTTGATCCAAATATCCGCACCTCTTCGATGTTGGGGTATTGTTTAAAAACACCCTTTAGATCATCAATGACTATATCACTTAATCCAAACATGTAACTAACTAATTAAAATAAACCTTGTATTCTCGTATTGGCAACTTAATTTTTAGTCATGAAAACATATGGGAATTTTTTAAAATAAATTTGGAAAAAAGATTCAGCATACTCTTTGACCAGAAAATAATTTCCTTTTTGATTTATTAATTTTTCCTGCAGTCCTGCTTTTACTACGATTTCAATATTTTTATCTATGGCCGTATACAATGTACTAATGCAGGGTTTAATCGGAGGTGTTGTCTGCTCTTTTATTAGCTGATCCTTGACACTGCAAATGAAGATGTTGCAGATGCTGTTTAGTACTAAGATTGATATGTGAGGATTGCCGATTTCGGAGCATATTTTAACAGATTCAATCAATTGCCATAAGTCGTCATCTTTATGTCTCAAAATATTGTCTTCGGGTATTTGAGTGGCAATATAGGAGTTTAATCCTTCTTGAACTTTTATGAGTTTTTCTGAATTAATCAGGCATTCTGATATTTTAAGATCTATGACTTTTTCTAAATCAAACAGTTTATCGGTATATTTCTTATTAAGGGAATCTATCTTGTTAGAGGTTTTTTTTCTAAATACGGTTAGATTATACCCAAACATAATAGATACTATAGCTACGATTACAGCCAATAGAGTTATACACACCGTTAATATAGATATATAAATTTCCATAAATACAAATTTTAATTTATTTGTTTAAAATTCCAAATAATTATCTTCCCATCTGAGAGATGTTATGCTTGGTTCTTTTTTAAAAAAAATAGAAGTATGGGTTTAGCCTGTAATCTCTCTATTCAGATGTAATTCAGTCTCTAACCTTTCATTCTTTTCGATGAGAGCGTCTATCGATGCTCTTAATCTCTTGATTTCTTTTTCCATTTCTGTATTTGTTAATTCACCATCGACGTTGATGGGCGATATTTTGGTTTCATTTATTGTAGGTTTAAGCATTTCTCCAACACCTCGCATTAGCCATTCGGCTGATACATCAGGAAATGTATTTAGTATAAGTAATATAGTACTTGCCGATAACTGCACATCAGAATTAATTTGGTTGTTTAGCGTCTTTTGATTCACTGAATATTCCTTTGCTAATTTTGTTGGATTGCTACTTTTTATAAATAGTATATCCTTAATTCGTTGTTTTACAATGATTTCGTTCATATGTTATTTATATTTTATCTAAATAGTAAGATATTACTTAAATAAATGCTTTTATATTTTGCGGCAAGTAATATTATACTTATGTTTGCATCGTAATTAATATCAAACCCTATTAATCACGAATTACAATTTGAAATAATCAACAATTATAATACTTAATTATGGAAGCTACAAATTTCGTGACCAAAAAATCATTAATCGGAACATTGGCTAATATGTCCGTAAAAGAAGTTATTGAAATCAACATCAAAGATTTCAAAGAGTACTCTATCCGCAATGCAGCTATTAAGCTGAAAAAGAAAGGATATCTATTTAGTGTGTCCAGCGCCGGCCGGATTGATACAACAGCAGTAATGAGATTAAAGTAAGGAGGATTGACAGTGGAAGAAAATCTGAATTGTATCGGTAATTGCCGCCTCTGTTCCGTTCTGGGCGAATGCCCGGCTGATCATGTTCATTGTGAGGATTGCGGAACCGAAATAGAACCGGGTGAAGGTATCAGTATCGAAGTTGGGGCTATCATATCCGGACATCCCGGTACCAAAATGATAACAGTATGTCCGGCATGTTTCGCGGATCATTACCAGGGAGATGAAACAATAGAATTTGAGTAATAACTAAATTAAAACATAAGGAGAAATAACAATGACTACAGGAACAATTATCTTTTTAGTGTTAATCGCCGCACTCGTACTGGTGTTCGGGGCGGTTATTCTTTGGCACTGTTGCGGTATAAAGGTCTCGATCGACCAATCCGAAATTAATCGCCGCACAGAGTTTGAGGAAGTAAAGAGTGCGATTGACAAATCCGTAAAAGGATGTAGGAATACGATTGATAGTGGCTATAACAATGAGGCAAAATACTTACTATATGGGTTCGAAAAAGAGCTTAATCTCAAATCAGAGAGTATATCTAAATCCGGCCTCAACCTCGAAAGCGCCACGCCTAATGGTACCATTACGCCGCCTTCATCTTTTAGTGATATAGAACTTCGTAAATACTGCATAGAGCAGACCCGCAAAGATCAGGTGTATCTCCGGATAGAAGACGCTCAGCGACTTTATGAATATATATTGAATGGTAGACAGGAAAGAAAGGAGGAAAGCAATGGCGAGTTCTAGAATACAAGTGAAAGTAGAGTCAGTTCCAAAGCGCTGGCTTAGTAAGCAAGAGGCTATGGCTTATCTCGGAGTAGGTGAGGCTTTTTTAGATAAGTTACGTAATGAAGCTCTTATTTCTTTTTCTCAGTTCGGTAGTAAAATGATTTGGTATGATTTGGCTAGCCTCGACAGGTTCATACTTAAAAATAAAGTTATATGATGAATAACATGAATAGTCTTTCCAAGCATCTGTTTACGGTCATCATAAGCATAGTTACGGTTGCCGGTTGCATCTATGCCGGCAACGTAGAGATGAATGATGATATCCTCTCAGGTATGAGTTTTGAGAAGTACCAGTACATCCATGATCGTATCGGTGATCGTGCCACTTCATCGGATGTGGTAAAGGAGTATTTGCGTAATCGGCAGTTCTATGATTCAATCGCCTATTAAATTCAAATCTATACAGAAAGGAATCAAATGATAATAGCGTGGTTTTCATGCGGCGTAACATCCTCAGTCGCTTGTAAGATAGCATTGAGCCTGTACGAAGATGTGCAGTTCTATTATATTGAAACTGGCTCCGGGCATCCGGATAACGCTCGTTTTCTATCTGATTGTGAAAGATGGTACGATCAGCCTATTCACATTATCCGAAGCGATAAATACACTTGCGTAGCTGATGTCCTACGGAAAGGTTTTATCAATGGTGCGCATGGTGCTGCTTGTACTCTTGAACTTAAAAAGAAAGTCCGGTACAAGTTGGAAAAGGAACTTGGTTCTTGGGACGGTCAAGTTTGGGGATTCGATTATGAACCAAAAGAGATTAACCGAGCTATCCGATTAAAGCAGCAGTACCCAAACACAAAGCCACTGTTCCCGCTTATTGAAAAGCAGATTACGAAGCCGGATGCCATGGGGATACTTTGGAAAGCAGGGATTGAAATCCCTGCTATGTACAAGATGGGCTACAATAACAACAACTGCATCGGTTGCGTGAAAGGTGGTATGGGATACTGGAATAAAATCCGGAAGGATTTCCCGGAAGTGTTTACTCAAATGGCGCAGATTGAGCGTGATGTTGGAGCTACCTGTCTGAAAGATAAAGATGGGCGTATCTTCTTGGATGAACTACCGACATGGCGGGGCGATCCAGTGGAAGAGATTATACCGGATTGCTCGCTTATCTGCCAAATTGAATTTCAAGAGATCATCGACAGGCAGGTAAAACGAGTTTTGAAAGGAGAAATTAGTATTAACGATGTAGCCTGAAAAGGCTCAAAACATAACAGAAATGAAGCAAAGTGAACTAACGCACGGTTCTCTATTTAGTGGGATCGGTGGCTTTGAATTAGGTGCTGAGATGGCCGGAATTGATACTTTGTGGAATTGTGAGATAGAAAAATTTCAAGGTGAAATATTAAAACCCAATTTCCTTATGCAGAAAGATTCACAGATATTACAAAAACAACCGGTCTCCGATATGTGGACATCATTAGTGGAGGATTTCCGTGTCAAGACATCAGCGTTGCCGGAAAGCGTGAAGGTATTAAAGGGAAGCGTTCCGGGTTATGGAGCGAAATGTATCGAATTGTACGGGAAGTTAGACCTAAATACGTCATCATTGAAAATTCGCCAGCTCTCACTATTTCCGGTCTTGAGCAAGTCTTATGCGATCTTTCCAAAATCGGGTTTAATGCGGAATGGCAATGTATATCAAACTACGCTTTTGGATACCCGCACAAAAGGGAAAGGCTTTACCTTATTGCCTACTCCGACAAAATCGGATTACAAGGCGACATTTGCAACGATGGACGCTTTAACTCGATATTTAAAGAGTGGACATCAGATACGAGTGTCGGATATACTTGCGCAAAAAGGATTCTTGAAATCCCAGCGCATAGCATTGTTAGAAATGATGATGGGTTTCCCAATTGGACACACAGAGTTGGCTCGATAGGAAATGCTGTTAATCCTTGCGTTGCAAAATACCTATTTGAATGTATTAAAGGATTTGATAAACAATTAGTGTAAAACAAGATCAGAACTGGACCAATAAGATGAAGATACAAAACTTTAGTATTCCCCCCGAATGTCGGCATGCCTCTGTTGAGGCTGTAGACAATAGGTTAATAATCACATTTGAACCGGAGAATCTTTCAGATTTCTTCTGTCAGGAAACGGACCATATAGAGCAGACTCCCAGGATCGGTGATTTAGCTTTGTTTTGGGATACCGCCTATAGAGGTTCTGCCATTATTGCCCGACTGATAGATGAAGACCGTATAAACGGTGTACAGGCGTATCAGGCCGCCAATGATGTCTGGTACGAAAATGCCATTCGCTTTCGAAGTGACGAACAATACCGCTTAATAACTCAAAGGCATGATGTGGAAAAAGAAAACGACTGATTTAAAGAAGAAGTCTCCTAATCTGAAGAACAAGTTGGATACTGTGTTCAGCCGCTTTATCCGTTTACGTGACGCCAGGAAAGACGGAACATTTCAGTGCATCTCTTGTGGGAGAATTTTGCCTTTGGATCAGGCGGATTGCGGGCACTACATAAACAGGCAGCACATGTCCACCCGATTCAGTGAAAAGAACTGCAATGCCCAATGCCGATCGTGCAATCGTTTCGATGAAGGCAACATGCAGGGTTATCGCCGTGGTCTGATATTGAAATACGGTGAACCTGCGGTTCTGTTGCTTGAATCCATGAAGAATCAGACAAATAAGATCTCCGACTTTGAGTACAGTGCCATGATCAAGTATTATCAGGGCGAGGTTAAACGTCTGAAAGAAGAGAAGCAGATACGCCAAATATGACATATATGGAACTTTTGAAAATATGAAAGTGATACATGTGTATTTGATCTTCAAAAAGAAGAACTACTACTTCGGTTCTCTCAGTGCCATTTTTGAGCATCTGGATGAAACCGACATAGGAATTAAGAAGCGCACATTGCTGCATCGTTCGGATGAATCCACCATCTTGACAGATAGGGCGATCATCATAAAATCAACCCTGCTTAGATGCAGGAAATCAACAAAGAAAATATGATTATGAAACCAAAGAAACAATTAATTGAAACAGCCGTAAAAGATGGCAGTATAGACAGAATGAACATGCTCCTCTCAGCCGCGCATCTGTTGAATTGCGAGGCAAACAGCCTGATAGAGGAAGCGTCCGATGTTATGTTGGCCAAGGGTCTGTTACTTGGAAACCTGAAGAAGCTGCATAATGACTTTGTGAAATGTGCTGACCGCTATTTCAAAGAGTTCGCCACGCTTGTAACTACGGATAAATCCAAGATGGATATGTTTGGCGATTTGGATGGCTTCGACAAGTCATTCAGGGAGTGGGCCAAGGTGTCGGCCGATTGGGAACCTAAAAAGGAGGTTGAGTAATGAAAGAATATATAGATTTTCTAAAAGATAAGATGGCCATTAGCCATCAAACCGGGTTTGAAGTCAAAGCGGAAGAACTGACTTCGTCCTTATACCCCCATGTGAAAGATACCGTTCGTTGGGCGGTGTCCGGTGGTTGTCGTGCCATATTTTCCAGCTTCGGCATGCAGAAGACCGTTACCCAGTTGGAGATATGCAGAGTTATAATCAATCGGTATTTCGGTAAAGCTCTTATCGTTTGTCCTAAGCGTGTAGTAGTAGAGTTTATTACCCAAGCTAAGGAGCACATGAACATGACAGTTAAGTATGTCAAGAACATGAGTGAAGTCAGAGCCTGCAAGTGTGATATAATGATTACCAATTATGAGCGTGTCCGTGACGGTGAGGACGGGGTAAGGATAGAACCTTCCTATTTCACTGTAACCTCTTTGGATGAAGCCAGCGTATTACGTGGTTATGGCACGAAGACTTATCAAGAGTTCCTTCCATTGTTTTCCGGTGTCCCGTACCGATTTGTCGCTACGGCTACACCATCGCCCAACAGATATAAGGAACTGATACACTATGCCGGCTATCTCGGTGTGATGGATACCGGGCAGGCGCTTACAAGATTCTTTCAGCGTGACAGTACCAAAGCGAATAATCTTACCCTTTACCCACATAAAGAGAAAGAGTTTTGGTTATGGGTGTCTACATGGGCATTATTCCTCACTAAACCATCTGATTTAGGCTATCCCGATATCGGCTATGAATTGCCGGAACTGCGGGTGCATGAAGAAGTGGTTGGCGTTGACAACTCCACTGCCGGCACCGACCGTGACGGGCAGGTTAAAATGTTTCGTGAAGCGGCATTAGGTTTGGCTGATGCAGCAAGAGAGCGCCGAGACAACATGGCTGCGAAGATTGCCCGTGTGGTGGAAATCATAGGTCGTCCTGAAAACAAAGATGAACATTTTCTTTTATGGCATGACCTTGAAAGTGAACGTGAGGCACTCTGCAAGTCTATTCCTGGATGTAAAGCTGTCTATGGTTCCCAGGATGATGAAGAGGCGGATGAGGTAATTGCCGATTTCAAAGATGGTCGGTTGAAGTATTTGGCTGCTAAACCTGAAATGCTTGGTGAGGGTTTGAACTTCCAGTACCACTGCCATAAGGCAATCATGTTCATCGACTACCGTTTCAATGACAAGTTCCAGGCGATAGCCCGTATATACCGTTTCATGCAGAAATACCCTGTTGACTTGTATTTAGTGTATGCCGAAAGCGAGGGCGAGATATACAAAAGTTTCATGCGGAAATGGATGCAACATAAGGAGATGGTAGCCAAGATGACCGATATCGTCCGCGAGAACGGTTTGTTCGGTTTGCAGGCAGAGGAGAAGATGATGCGCTGGATGTTCGCCAGTCGGGAAGATAAGTCCGGTAAGCTGTGGAAAGCGATCAATAACGATAATGTTCTGGAATGCCGGAAGATGGAAAGCAATTCGGTGGATTTGGTTGTAACCAGCATCCCTTTTTCCAATCATTACGAATACACGCCGACCTACAACGATTTCGGACATAATGAAAGCAACGATAAGTTCTTTGAGCAGATGGATTATTTGACGCCGGAACTGATGCGTATCCTTAAGCCTGGCCGCTTGGCCTGTATCCATGTGAAAGACCGTGTATTGTTCGGTAACGCTACGGGTGACGGTATGCCGACGATTGACCCGTTCAGTGAAATGACTGTATTTCATTACATGAAACACGGATTCCGTTATATGGGGCGTATTACGGTTGATACAGATGTGGTAAGGGAAAATAACCAGACCTATCGCCTCGGTTATACCGAGATGTGCAAGGACGGTTCAAAGATGGGTGTTGGTTGTCCGGAGTATGTTCTTCTTTTCAGAAAGCTGCCTTCTGATACTTCCCGGGCCTATGCCGATTTGCCCGTCACTAAGGATAAGAAGGAATATTCTCTTGCCCGTTGGCAGATAGATGCCCATGCAAGCTGGAAATCATCGGGTGACACCTTGTTGAGCTACGAAGATATGAAAGGTATCGGCATTGACAAGATACGTCATTTGTTCAGAAACTACGAACGCGAACATATCTACAGATATGAGGAACATGTTGCATTTGCCGAAGAGTTGGAAGCCTATAATAAACTACCTAAAACTTTTATGGCCGTTGACCCTGTAAGCAAGAAGCCTTGGATATGGGATGATGTCACCCGAATGCGGACATTAAATACCAAACAGTCACAGAAGAAACGGCAGAACCATATTTGTCCTCTTCAATTGGATATTGTTGAAAGATTGATTGAACGTTATTCAAACAAGAATGATTTGATATTTGATCCCTTTGGCGGCATTGGTACCGTTCCTTATTGTGCCATCAAATTAGGGCGTAGAGGTCTTTCCACTGAACTGAATTACGACTATTGGAAGGACAGTCTTTCGTACTTGTGTGAAGCGGAGATGGAAGTGGGTGCGCCGACGTTGTTTGACTTATTGGATAATGCCCTATGAATATCCCCCAAACCATCCCGCGTATTGATTGCAAGGCATTCGCCAAATGCGGAAAGAAGTCTTTATCCCATTGCAGGCGGTATAAACTTACGGACGAAGAGTGTATAAATTGCCGGTTGGTCCATCGACGGGAAAGAAACAATTACCGTACTTCCCCCGACGGTCGTTTAATGAAACGGTGTTCCATCTGTGGCGAGTGGTACTATCTTCACCGTTTTTACCCCAGAACTTTAAATCGGGGAGAGAAGGTCTATTCCACCTTCAGTTCTGAATGCAGAAGGTGTAAGTCTTTGAAAGCATCAACCTATCAAAAAGCAAGGCGATGAATAAGAATAAGGGAAAAGAAGAGGAAATCAGGCAGAAGGTAAAGTGTAATTGCCGGCAATGCAGACGCGCCGGCCCGGTTGAGAATTTCATGGTGTATTGCCCGATACATGACTGTGGCCGATCAACCGGCCTTAGAATGTGTGAGTATTTTATAGAGAAGAAGAGATGTTCGACAAGATAACCATAAAGGCAACGATTGACACGGCGGATATTGAGACGATTGTCTTGCGAAATTATTTGGAGGAGTGTACGGAAGGTGATGAAGTCTATTACAAGTCTACCGCTTACGCCAACTTTGACGGTTGTTTCATCGAGATTCGCGGTAACAGGTTACGGTGTACGTGTTCCATTTGCAAGCTCTATTCCAAGGGAAAGACCGGGAAACTGGATAACAGCCGCCCGATAACTTTCGCAATGGCTGTAAGGACAATCAAAGAGCTGCTGTTGAGGCTATGTGTCCGGATTGAGAATGCCGTGGTAGCGTATTACGAGATAGGTATCACAATGAAGATGTCCCTTCCTGCCGATTGTTACATTAAACAGATGTATGAAGTCTCAGGAAAGCTCCTTTGGAACGATGCCAACTATTCGGCGTTCAAGCAACAGACAACGGAGAAAAGCAAGTATTTCCGGAAGATCCTGAAGGTCTATGATAAGAGCTTTGAGGCCGGGGAGAAAGGACGGAATGTCGGGGCTAACATTCTTCGTATCGAAACGATATACAAGCACCAGTCTGTTTCATTGATGGAGCTAACGGACAACCTCTTCTTGTCGAGGATCGGCCGTATATTCTATAAGGACTGGTCAGAAATATGCTTTACCAGAGAACTGTCTGCGGCCAAGGGCGTAAAGGTGTCCCAGCTTGAAAGGGCCAGGGAGATATACCGGATAGGAGTTACCCGGTACAAGGAGCGTTACAAGAAGCTTTATCTTTCGGGTAAGCTGACTAAAAAGCAATGGGAGACTATACGCAATTTTGCCCGTAGCTGGCCGGAAGAGCGCGAGAAGTACGTGGAGGAAATAGGTGACATGGAGCGTGAATTTAAGGACAAACTTTTATCAGGCTACCAGACAGGGATATTTACACCCATTTGCAGAAAAATATAACATATTGAAAATCAGTATTTTATCTGTAAATACAAAAAGCACCTTATGGTGCGCAATTAAAATATTGAAAATTAGGTGATTACGTTTTTAAAAACTAAAATTTAACACTTTTCGGCAACTTGTCCTATACAGCCCGCAGGGTTGTCGGGAACCGACTTATAAGGGCTGATAAATTATAATTTAAAAACTGAATATATGAAATGTGAAGCAGAAGGCAAAATTTTGGTGGAGCTGCCATCCACCGGTGGAGTTACCAGGGATGGTAAAGACTGGGAGAAGAGAGAGTACATCATGGAAACCAGCGAACGTTATCACAGCAAGATGCGCTTTTCCGTTTGCAGTTTCGATGGTCCTGTTGAGAACCCTCCCAAAGTAGGAGACAAGATCAGAGTTAACTTTACCGTTGAAGCCCGCGAATATAAAGGGAACTGGTACAATGAAGTAAGAGTGCATCGGACGGAGAATATTAACCAATAACATAAAAAGATATGAAGAAAAAGAAAGAAATAATGATTGAGTTGGTATACGATATTCCGGCTCTGATAAGAATACAGGAACTTTCCTTGATTGAAATAAAGAAGAAAATTCGTGATCAACAGGTTATAGATTTTCAAGAAGACATTCTAAGAGTTCTAAAGGCTGTAAACGAGATCGATTTTATTAATATGGACAGTAACTAATAGCTATAATTGATATGAATATGAAACAGACGGTTCAAGAAAGAGCAAAAGAAATGTGTGAAGCGTGGGGAATGGAAGATAACCACGGTTACAGCGTTAAAGATACCTTTCAAGTAGGGTTTGTGCAAGGCGCAAATTGGCAGGCAGAGCAATCTCCGTGGATAAAGGCTAAAGACCGGCTTCCATTTGTGGACGAGGATGATATATCAGAGCAGAGCGAACCAGTGTTAGTCATAGCTTCCGCCAAAGGACATTATGAACCCGAAATATTGGTTTACAACAAACATTACCATGTGTGGGACACAGCAGATGCGGATGATTACTGTTGTGATGTATCCGATAATGACTTATGGATGTATATCCCAAAGTTTAATTAGTGACAATACAGCAATGGAAACAACGATAGATAGTAATGGTCTGGGTGGATTTCAAACCAGGCAGGATCGGATACTGTGTATTCGTAGTCAAATTAATCGCAGCAGTGAAGAGTTAGACCGGATCAATGAAAAGCTGGGAGCTAAAGACACTCCCTTGGAAGAGTGGTTGCGTCTTTCGGATATCCGTAATAACCTGACGGTTTCTATACACCGGAAGGAGGAAGAGTTGTCACGGCTGACGGATAGCCGCCGGCTTGATCAGCCTAAGCGGGCGAATTATAGTTATTAAAAATTATTCGGAATGGGAAAGAAAATAGTAAATCAAAAGTCCGTACTTATACAAACCAAAATCTCACCGGCTATAGATAGCCGGTTGGATAGAATTTGCAAAGAATATGGCTTTTCAAGTAAATACGAATTATTGCAAAATTTAGTTTCTGCTTTTCTCAAATATGCGGACCCTGAATCAGGAGAACAGGACATAAGCGAGTCTGACAGATTCTCTTTGGAATTGGCTAAAATATTCACCGAGCTTCAGAATAAAGGTCTTCGGATAAACAGGGTGTCTTCCGGTGCGGACAAGTCATACATCCTTTCAGAGTCAATACAATTATACCAACGTCCGGGCAAGCATGGGATTGTTGGCGTAAAGTATACATTCGGAAAGGATGGTGAGCTTGTCCGTACGGAAAACAGCAGCAAGATTCTAAAGTCTGTCATTGGCCGGTTGTTTCCTCAAATGCACCGGCGTTTGTCGTCCTTATGCCTGAGTCTTGGCGGTGTGGCGCTTGATGACGCGATCTCTTATCTGATGGAGGTAGTCGATCACAGGTTATTGCCGGATCATATAGAGAGGGAAATAAAGGAAGAGTTTAACGGGCAGTCCGTGGCGGAGAAGCATGTGGATATGACAGGCGACAAGCCTAAACGGAGGCGGGATAACAGTATAAGTATATGAAAAAGAGGGCTACATATAGCAGATTGATGCAATCGACGAATTGGCAAAAGATACGGCGTTCGGTGCTGAGGGAAACTCCCCTGTGTGCGGATTGCTTAGAGAACGGTATAAATACATCGGCTACAGAGATTCATCATATCAGGCCTGTGGAGACAGCTGTCGGTGATTCGGAGATGGAATCGCTTTGCTTTGACAGAACCAACCTGGTTGCCTTGTGCCACGATTGCCATGTTGAAAGACACAGGCTTCTCAAAAGCCATTCCAAGGAAAGTGTAAAAGCCAATGCCCGCAGGGCTACCGAGGCTTTTAACCGCAGGTTCTTCGAAGAGTAGGGGGGGTATTTTTTTTATCACCCCCTCAATTACTCAAATCCACTCCCTCCAAGCATCGACAAAAAGTGGAATTTTGGATTCAGGCCGTGGGGGTATCGGGTTTACCTTAAAACACCGGAATTTGCGCAAAATGGGTATACTTAAAAATTTTAACATTTAAGAATGACTAAAAAGGGCGATAAGATTGAGAATATAAAGACCGTCATACGCAGGCATTTGCAAAAGGCCGATGTATACGCACCGGAATTGTCGTATCAAATAGAGTTGGCCGCTTCGGATATTCTGTTATACCGGAAGCTGAGGGAGAAGGCGCTATCGGAAGATACGCCTATCACAGTCAAGGAATATTCAAGGGAAAACAAGCCTCGGGAAAAGATCAATCCGGTTTTTGCCGCGATGAAAGAGCAGGCGGATGTAGTGCGTAGAGATCTCCGTTCCCTGTATATGAACCGGGAACTGAAACGGAACGAAAAATCGAAGGAGGATGAAGCGGATCCTTTGGAAGAGATGATGAAAAAATTAAATGCAATAGATAAGGAAGATATCGGGACCGGGCAATGACAAAAGACGAAGAGGAAGAGGCAAGAAAAATCAAGCTACAGTATTATCAGGAGGTATGTAACATAAACCTGGATAATTACCGACTGCATGAGACCGACCATCGTCTCAGGCTTTATATCGAGGATATCATATCTGATGTTGAGGCTCACAACCTGTATGAAATACTGGCTGTGCGTCGCTTTTTTATGCTCCGTGATAAGTACGTTTGGCGTCCGAATAAGGTAAAGAAGTTCATTGTATTCTATGAATCCTTGAAATTCTCCGGCATGAAAGGCCGGCAGTGTTACAAGCTGACTCCGGTACAGGTTTTTCAGTTCGCCTCGATCTTAGGGTTTTATCAATGGGAGGAAGAAGGCGGAAAAACGGTCCTTCGCCGTTTGGTCCGCCGTGCTATCCTGTTTGTTCCCCGTAAGTTTTCGAAAACCACCAGTTCCTCTTCTTTGGCCGTGAGTGAGTTGTTGTTCGGGGATGCCAATGCCCAGGCGTATACGGCGGCTAACGGCTACAAGCAGGCCCAGGTTTGTTTTAAGGAGATATCTAAGATCGTCAAGCAGTTGGATCCCAAACGCAGGACGTTTAAAAAGACACGCGAGCATATCGAGTGGCGTGAGAACAAGTTCGGCAAAGAATCCTTTGTCGAGTGTCTTTCGGGTGGGGCTGACACGAAGGACGGCCTTAACGCCTCCCTGATTATCTTTGATGAGTACGCGGCAGCCAAGTACGTTAAGGATCATTCCGAGGGTGCGGAATTGCTTCAGGTCTTGGAGTCTTCTTCCGGGGCAAGGGATGAATATCTGACGGTCATTATAACCACAGCATCAAGAGTCGTTGACGGTCCGTTTGTCTTAGAGTTGGATATTGCCAAGAAGGTCCTTTCGGGTACTTATGATGATGATACGTTGTTTGCCTCGATATTCATGCCGGACGAATGGGAGACGGACGGGGACGCTTTGGGCGATCCGGGTGTCTGGAAGAAATGCAATCCGCATATTGGTATAACCGTCAAGGAGTCGTTCTACAGAACCATGTACAGGCAGGCCCTGCGCGATCCGGAGAAGATGTTGGAGTTCAAAACGAAGTTGCTGAATATATTCGTGTCTGCCGGGACGAAGGTTTGGATCAGCCAGAATCTGGCACGGTCATTGGCGGATCCGGGATTCGATATCGACAGCTTGTCCGGACGGCCTCCTGCCATGGTATCACTTGACCTTTCCGTCAGCGATGACCTTTCGGCCGTGAATTACATGCTTTATTCCAAAACGCTTAAAAAATTCTATTCGTGGACTGATTACTACATCCCGGAAAAGACCCTGGAAGAACATCCCAATGCAGAATTATATAGATACTGGATATCCAAGGGGTATCTTAAGGTTTGTCCGGGGGCGGTGATCGATGGTTCCATGATCGTAACGGATATATTGAACCGGAATAAAAAGTTATGGATATTGCAGATAGGCTATGACTCTTATAAGAGCCAGGAAATAGTTAACTCTCTGGGTGCTGCTATTGCATGCAACGGCTGGGATCCGGAGAAAATCCTTAAAGCCGTACCTCAGACGTTTGGTGCATTCACCTCACCCGTTGAGACGTTTGAGATGGCGGCAAAGAAGAAGCCGGCGGGCATTGTACTGGCCGATAATCCGATCACATTCTGGATGTTCGGCAACGCTTATCTTGAAGAGGACCGTATGGAGAATAAGAAGCCGGTGAAGAGAAAGGCGAATGCCAAGATAGACGGGGTCATTGTCAACCTGATGTCCATGTGGCTTTTTAATAATTACGTTTGGTAAAACGGGTAACCTAAAACAGTGTATCGGCCGGATAAGTAGAATCAATATTTATCCAAATGAAATTAGGCAGATATCAACTTACATTTTCAAGGGAGGAGCCGAAAGCGGCAAAATCGGAAAAAGGCGCCCGTTATACGGATCGGGCGCAACATGTCCATACACCATCCGACGCCATGAAAATAGCCGCCGTATACCGTGCGGTCTCCCTGATTTCCGATTCTGTCGCCACGCTGCCATTAATCTATAAGCGTCGTGACAGGTCCGGAAACTATTTCAAGCCCTACGATACCGGTCCGGGAGCCGTTCTCCATAATTTGCTTACGGTCCGTCCCAATCGCCGGCAGACTTCATTTATACTTTTTAAAAATCTGGTTTCGCAGGTGCTGTTGCTTGGCAATGCCTATGCCTATTTACGCAGGGACTCCTACGGGCATCCCATGGAATTGCTGTTGCTTACGCCCTACAGTTGCTCTTATGACCCGTGGAGTGATACATACTATGTTGAGGATTCCATTAACAGTGTTCGGGGTGTCTTTCCCGGTGATGAAATGCTGCATTTTAAAAATGTAAGCCTTGACGGCGGGTATACGGGTGTATCTACCATCAGCTTCGCCGCGCAAACTCTGGGTATTGCCGCCACTGCCGCCGCGGAAACCCAGACCCGCTTTGCTACCGGAGGTAAGTTCAAGGCCATTCTTCACAATGATTACAGCATGAAGGGATGGGGTGAGTATCAGGATGACCAGATGAAGAGCAATGCCGAACAGATACAGGAGGCTATTGACTGCGGGCAGGATATCATACCGGTAAGGGGTGACGGAAAACTGGATCAGCTCTCCATGTCCTCCGTGGATATGCAGTTCCTGGAAAACATCAAGCTGACCATTACCGAAATAGCCCGATTTTTCAATGTTCCCAAAAGCAAGCTCTTTGATGATTCCAACGCGAATTACAAGAGTGCGGAGATAGCTACGGTAGGGTTTTACTCGGATTGCCTGAGTCCTATCCTTACCATGATAGAGAGTGAGTTTAAGGCCAAGTTGATACCTTGGAATGCCTATTCGGATTATAAATTCAAATACGATTTGTCAAGGCTGTATACAACGGATCTTACCACCAAGGGCATATATCAGGCCAAGCAGATAGCGAACGGGCTTCAGACGGTCAATGATTTGCGGCGTTCGGAAGACTGCCCGCCTGTCGAGGGTGGGGAGCAGGTCTTCATAACATGTAATATTGCCCCCATCAATAGCCCTAAGATTTCCGGTGAAGTCTCCGGCGGGAATACCATACCTCCAAAAGACGATCAACCGGGTAAACCATAA